ATCAGAGCGTGAGAATGTAAATTACTCAGCAGATGGATTAAGAAAGATATTTCCTAAGTATTTTACAGCTGAACAAGCTACTGCTTATGCAAGAAAGCCGGAACTGATTGCTTCAAGAACCTATGCTAATAGAATGGGTAATGGAGACGAAGCATCTAAAGACGGTTGGAAATATAGAGGAGCAGGTTCTTTGCAATTAACAGGTAAATCAAACTTTAAAGAGTTTTCTGATTTTATTAAAGAAGATTGCGTAGCTAATCCTGATTTAGTTGGTACCAAGTATTACTTTGAAAGTGCTTTATTCTTTTTCAAAAAAAATGGATTGCTTCCAATTGCCAGTACTGTAACTAAAGACTCTATTACGAAAGTTTCAAAAAGAGTTAACGGTGGAACTATTGGTTTAGATGAAAGGATAAAATTAACAAACGAATGGTATAAAAAAATAAAGCAAGCGTTGTTACTTTTATTAATTACTTTATTTTTATCTTCTTGTGCTGCAAGAAAGGTTAATGTTGATAAAGTAGATTCAGTAGTAAAAACAGATAGTAGCTCAGTTACCAAACAAGAGGTAGTTACTACTCAAGATAATAACGTTAGTATTACAACAGATACAGACGAATTAGAAATAGTTCCAGTATCTGACACAATACCTATGGTTGTAAACGGAATAACGTATAAAAACGCCAAGCTACGATACAAAAAAACAAAAAAGGTCTTAGTAGATACTTCTAAAATAAAAGTGGCTGAAAAGACCTCTATTAAGGTTGAAGTAAAAAAAGAAGCTAAGGTAAAAACATTTAAAAAAGACATTGATAAGAAGGCAAACTATACTATATATATATGGTGGATATTAATTATTTTATTACTAATATATTTATATAATAGATTTAAAAGTAAATTCATATCTTTGTAAAATTAATAATCAAATAAACAATTAAATCAAAATGGAAAACGTTCAAGTAACACAAGAAGAATTAGTAAAAATTCAAGAATTAAACTCTGAGTTTAACAAAGCGAAAATGGCAATTGGAGATGTTGAATTGCAAAAACAACAAATCATTCGTCACATCGAAGAATTAAAGGTAGAATTTGCAGCACACGAAAAACAATTAGTTGAAAAGTATGGTGCAGATGCAGTTATCAATATTCAAACAGGAGAAGTAACCAAAAAAGAAGAATAAAAATGGCAAAGATTAGTACATACGCTGATACCCCTCCTCCATCATTGGATGATTTTTTGTTAGGAACAGATGTAAATAACCTTAATTCAACTCAAAACTTTCTCGTATCAGATGTTATTACTCTTGCTACAACTACAGGACAATTTGTAACTAAAGTAGGAGGAACTCTTCCAACTTATGCAAATAATGCTGCTGCTGTTTCAGGTGGTCTTGCTGTCAATTCAATTTATAAGACATCTACAGGAGAAGTTAGAATTGTTGTTTAATAATTAAATTAAAATAGAATGTCTAAAATATCTACTTATTCTTTAGCGGATACTCCTTTATCATTAAGTGATAGGCTAATAGGAACAGAGGCTTTTAGAACTACTCCTACCCCTACTCCCCTTGCGACAAAGAACTTTTCGTTAGGGGAGTTATTACAATTATTCTCAGCAAATTTCCCTGCAGCTTCATTACAAGCTGTACTTAATACGGGAAACACTGCTACTCAAAATATAAACTTAACAGGTATTATTGATGTTACATTAATTAAGCCTGACAATATTGAGGACACAAGCGGAAGTCAAGGTACTGTATTCCAATATCTTAGCAAAGGTACTTCAAGTATTAATTGGGTTGACTTACCTGTTGATACGCTACAGTCTGTTTTAAATGCAGGCAATACTGCAACACAAAATATAACTCTTGTTGGTAATATTACTTCAACAATAATAATACCGGGTAACATCCAAGATGATACAGGAGGTATTGGAACTACAGGTCAGTTTCTTTCAAAGACAGCATCAGGCATAAGATGGGTAAATTCCCCTACAGCAGCAACACCAACTTTAGGAGATGTTGTCTCTGTGGGAAATACTGCTAATCAGGATATTTTTATAAACGGACTGACTATAGGTAAAGGTTCCGGAACAGGTGCTACAAATACAGCTTTGGGTAGTTCAGCATTATTATTATCTACAACAGGATATTTTAATGTTGCAACAGGAGCATTTACTTTGACTAATAATACAACAGGTAATAGGAATACTGCATTAGGATATGGAGCATTGTACCAAAACCTAACAGGAAACCTAAATGTTGCTATTGGTTCTTACGCTTCACTTAATAGTCAAACAGGACTTGCAAATGTGGCATTAGGTTATGCAACATTAAATGCAAATTTAATTGGAAACTTTAATACAGGATTAGGATATAGAGCATTATTTTCTAATTTAGCAGATAAGAATACCGCAGTAGGTACTGAGGTAATGTTCTCTAACACCACAGGTACATTCAACACAGTTGTTGGACAAGAAGCATTAAGAACAAATCTTGCTGGAAGTTTTAACTCAATAGTTGGGAATTTTGCATTATTAAATGCTGAGGCAAGTTATGTATCGGCTTTAGGTCGAGATGCAGGTAGGTTCTCTTTTGCAGGAAACTTAAATACCGCAAGCGAAAGTATATTTATTGGTTACAACTCAAAATCACTTAACACTTCATCAGTAAACGAGATTGTCATTGGTGCAAATGCTGTTGGTTTAGGAAATAATACAATTGTATTAGGTAGTGATTCAATAGTTACAACTGCCTTAACAGGTAATGTTGGTATAGGAACTAAAGCACCTTTAAATGTATTAGACGTAGTTAAAAACCAAGCGGGGTCAACTCGAATCAATATTGAGAACACAGACGCAGCTGGAACTTCTACTTTAAGATTTACAAAAGCAGGTGGAGCTGCAGCAGCATTATTTGAGAATGCTTCTAATCAGTTCACGTTCCAAAACGCTACAAATAGTGGTACGTTAAGATTCCAAACGACAACAGCGGGAGGAAGTACTTTAACAGCTTTAACTGTTGACTCTAATCAAAACATTGAGATTAATAATAATCTAAGAGTAATAGGAGCTTTATACGATTCAACCAATTCACCGGGAACATTAGGGCAAGTTTTAGCTTCTACTGTAACAGGTACAGACTGGGTAAGCCTTTCTGAGATTACAGGTGTTGATGGAACAGGTACAGCTAACTATGTATCAAAATGGTTAGATGCTAATACCATTACAAATAGTTTAATCTATGATAATGGTACCAACGTAGGTATCGGCACTGCAAGTCCGAGTGCTAAATTAGATGTAAGAGGTGGATTTAATCTATATAGTGATACAAGTAGTCATTATTTAGAAGCGACAAGTACAAGTATAACTGATGGAACTTTAAATTTTAGAAGAAACGGCGGGTTAAATGGAATTTATAGATTTCAACTTGGTTCGTTACAACTTTTAAATGATGTAAATACAGGTGAGGCAAGATTTTTTGTGCCAAGCGGAGGATTTTTTAGTACTTTTTATTCAAACGGAGTAGAAAGAATGCGTATTGCTACAAATGGCAATGTAGGTATTGGAACAACAAACCCAACAAGAGCGCTTACAATAGGTGGAACTTCTAATGCTTATATGAATTTTAATGCAACAAGTAATAGAAACTTTTTAATTGGTTCTGAAGGGTATGGATTCGTAATTTATGATGAAGCGGTAGGTTATAGAATGGTTATTAATAGTTCGGGTAACGTAGGTATTGGAACGACTGCTCCAACTGCAAGACTTGAGGTAAGAGCGCAAGGAGCTTTGTCAACTGATATAGCCTTGAAAGTTCGTAATAGCGCAGATACAGCGGATTTAATGACTGTTAATGGAGTAGGTCAGTTAGGAATTGATAGAAATTTTGGGTTAAAATTTTTATTAAGTAGCGTTATAAGCGCTCCGTCCAATGGAAGTATTTTAATTACAGATGCAGCGGGGACTTCTTTTGGGCGTTTTCAATTTGGAGGTACTTCAAATTTGTTTCCATCAATAAAAAGAAATACTACAAATTTAGAATTTAAACTGGCAGATGATAGCGCATTTACAGGAATTATATCGGCAACATCTTTAGTTGGCGGAACTTCGTTAAATTCTTCAGCTGCATTGCAAGTAGATAGTACAACAAAAGGATTTTTACCTCCGAGAATGACAAACGCTCAACGAATTGCAATAGCAACTCCCGCAATAGGTTTAATGGTGTATTGTACAGACGCAACAGAAGGATTATATATATATAAATCCACAGGGTGGACATTCATAATTTAAAAATAAAAAAAATGGCAAAACAAGCAACAGGGGTTATTTACGATTGGAATTGTAAAACAGTAGACGCATACCCAAAGGATGGGGAATACACAGACGTGGTGTACAACGTGCATTGGATTGTAACAGGAACAGATGATTCTGTGCCACCAGTACAAGCAACTGTATACGGAACACAGACTTTAAACGTAGAAGACATCACAACATTCATTCCTTTTGAGGATTTAACAAATGAAGAAGTTGTAGCATGGACACAAGCAGCAATGGGTGAAGAACAAGTAGCATCAATAGAGGCTAATATTGTAGGTCAAATTGAGCTTTTAATAAACCCTACATCAATTACTTTAACTATTGGGGAGCCAGTTGTTGAGTAAATAAATACAATTTAATCAAATCAAATGGATATAAGAAAAATATCAATCGGACCTGACTATAAAAGTGGTGCAATGCACTACTTAGTAGGTCAAAAAATACTTGGTGATTCCAATGAAATTCACTTAATTAAATACAATACTGACACAAAATCAATATTAATTTACATAATTAATAAAAAAGATGAGGTAGTCTTGTGGAAAGAGTTTACCTTTACGGTTCCAATTTCAATCGAATTTAATATAGATTTTTAATGAAATCACCATTCTACTTTATAGCAAAGCCTATAAATGGGAAACGATACGATAACACAAGAGATATAGGAGGTATTGAATTTATAGTTAGTACCTCTGAAGAAGACCACAAGTTTTCGAATAGATTTGCAGAAGTTATTGAATTACCCGTTGGCTATAATGGTCCTATATCCATAGGAGACACTCTTTTAGTGCATCATAATGCATTCAAGTATTATAATGATGTTAGAGGTCGTCAAAGAAGCGGAAAGAGCTTTTTTAAAGATGACCTATTCTTTATAGAAACAGAACAATTCTTTATGTATAAAAAAGGCGATACTTGGTACGCTTATGACAGATACTGTTTTGTTAGACCAATTCCTGCAACTGAGTCTTATATCAAAAAACCTTTTTCAGAAGAACCTCTAATGGGTCAGATGGTCTATCCAAATGATTACCTATTAAGTAAAGGAATTAAAAAAGATGACTTTGTTTGTTTTGCTCCTGATAGTGAATACGAGTTTACTGTAGATGGAGAGAAATTATACAGAATGTATGACCACCAAATAACAGTTAAGCTATGACAACTAAGGAAACAAAGCTAAAGATTATTGCTGCCGGTCATAAGGCGGTATTAGAACTGATAAAAGTTGCAGAAGAATCAATCTTAAATCCTGATATGGAAGGAGATGATTTAGCGGCTGACAAACTAAAAAACGCAGCAGCAACAAAGAAGTTAGCTATATTCGATGCTTTTGAGATTCTAAATAGAATAGAAACAGAGAAAGACAATCTTGAGATAGCTGAAAAAGGAGAAAGTAAAACTGATACAAAACAAGGATTTGCAGAAAGAAGGTCAAAATAATATCTACACTATAGTTAAAGACTATATACCATCTAACGCTATTACTAAGAAAAACGGTAATAAGTCTTGGCTGTATGGTTATAACGAGCAGTATGATGTTGTAGTAATATCAAAGACAGGAGAGATAGGCGAAATAGTTAATATCTCAGGTCTTTATGTTGCATTACCTAAAGCTCCAAAAGAATGCTTCAAAAGAAGCACCTCAAAAGTAGAGCAATATTGGGAGAGAGAGCCAATGCCTAAACAACTCTCAAGAATACAATCAATCTTTCAATGGAACGAAATGCCTTCTGAATTTAAAAACAGATGGGTAGATTATATTGAGCAAGAGTTTGATTACAGAGAAAAAGGATATTGGTTTATGAATAATGGTATACCTACTTATATTACAGGTTCTCATTATATGTACCTTCAATGGTCAAGTATTGACGTTGGTTATCCTGACTTCCGTGAAGCAAATAGAATCTATTGGATTTTTTGGGAAGCTTGTAAAGCAGATACAAGAAGTTTTGGAATGATATACTTAAAGATTAGACGTTCAGGATTCTCCTTTATGTCATCGTCTGAGTGTGTAAACATAGGTACTCTTGCAAGAGACTCACGTATTGGTATATTGTCTAAGACAGGAGCCGATGCTAAGAAAATGTTTACCGATAAGGTAGTGCCTATAAATAGTAGATTACCTTTCTTCTTCAAGCCTATTATGGATGGTATGGATAAACCAAAGACAGAGTTGGCTTTCCGTGTTCCGGCATCTAAGATTACCAAGAAGAATATGTATGATACTGAGGCTGAAATCATAGAGGGCTTAGATACGTCAATTGACTGGAAGAACACAGAAGATAACTCTTATGATGGGGAGAAACTATTATTCTTAGCTCACGATGAATGTTATGCTCCTAATACTTTAATACTTACTGAAGATTGGACATTTAAAGAAATTAAAGATATTAATGTAGGCGATAAAGTTATTGTCGAAGGAGGTAAAGTAAAAACAGTTACCAAGAAAACATCAGGAGAAACCGATAGATATTTAATTAAACAACCATACGGTAAGGATTATATAGTTACAGAAAATCACAGATTAGTATTTAATAGATATATGTTTAATTCTCGTGGAAATAAAAAAAGACACGAAGAAGTTATAATGACTCCTAAAGAATACTTAGGTAAATCATCTTTTATTAAGCAACATTTAACAAGAGTTGTATCTAATGGTATAGAATCTGAAGATGTATTTAACGGAATACCTCCTTACTTATTAGGATTATGGTTAGGTGATGGTAGAAAACAAGCATTTACTATATTGGTAAATAAAGAAGAAGAACCTGAATTATTACACTATTTAGGTATGATTGCTGAAATGAAAAACATTCCTTTTGAACTTAAAAAAGTATCTTGTGAAAAAATAATTGAGTTTAAATTTAAAGGAATTAATCAATCGTTAAGAGATATAGGGGTGTATAATAATAAGCATATACCTGAGCAATATCTTAAATCTTCAATAGACACAAGACTTCAGTTATTAGCAGGATTAATTGATTCTGATGGTTATTCTGATAAAAAGAAAGGGGCTATAGAAATTGGAATGAGTAAAAAACATATAGTTGACTCTATTAGATTTATAGCTTTATCTTGCGGTTTATCTTGTTCTAATGTAAAACATAGCATAAGTAATTATAATACTGATGTATATAAATTAGCTATATCAGGAGACCTTGCAAGAATACCGATTATCACTAAAAAGAAATCTTTTGAAGACTACACTCCTCAAACAAGAGGAAGAAGAAATAAAGTTTCTGTAGAATATTTAGATAAAGGAGAGTATATAGGAATACAAGTAGACGGAGAAAATGATGATGAAAGAAAATTAATATTAGAAGACTTTACCTTAAGTTTAAATAGTGGTAAATGGACTAAGCCAAATAACATTAAAGAGAATTGGCGAGTAACTAAAACCTGTCTTCGATTGGGGTCTAAAATCATTGGTAAATGTATGATGGGCTCAACATCAAATGCATTATCTAAAGGAGGTCAGAACTATAAGGATATGTTTGAGGATTCAGTAGTTACTACACGTAATGCGAATGGTCAAACTAAAAGTGGTCTGTATGCTTTATTTATTCCTATGGAATGGAATATGGAGGGATTTATAGACTTGTATGGTATGCCTGTATTTAAGAAGCCTGAAGACCCTATTAAGGGAGTTGATGGTATGATGATTAAAAATGGAGCTGTTGATTATTGGGAAGCAGAGGTTGATTCTCTTAAGAACGATGCTGATGCACTGAATGAGTTTTATCGTCAGTTTCCAAGAACAGAGTCTCACGCATTTAGAGATGAAAGTAAACAATCTTTATTTAATCTTACAAAGATATACCAACAGATAGACTATAACGACAGTTTAATAAAAGAGCATTATACTACGCGTGGTTCGTTCCATTGGAGAGATGG